CCCGTAGTGCCTGCTAAAGTACCAAAGGCTTGTCCAAGACCACCAGAGAGTCTTCCTGCATTCTGTGCCGCTTGCAGAGCTGTTCCAAAGCCACTTGCTAACAACTTAGATAGCGTATCTGCTTTGACTTGTTGCAGACCTCTGTCTGCTTCTGCTCTTTGCACACCTTGTCTTGATCCACCAAAAGCACCAGCTCCGACTGCTGCTGCATCTGCTCTTGATCTCTGCAACGCTGCTTGTCTGTCAAGCTCTCTCATAGAGGCATCTATGACTTGTTGTTGAAATGGGTTTTGAAACTGTTGTATAGCTTCAGGTTGTAAAAACTGTAATCCAGATGTTAATGCTTGTTGACCAGCCAGTGATTGATCTCTTGCTCCTTCAACAAATGGTTTAAAAGATCCTACTAAATTTTCTCCAAGAGTAATTGCACGTTCTCTTAGAGGGTCTATACCTGCAATTTGAAATTGAGGAAGATTAAGGGGAGAATCTAAAAGACCTGGCGTGGTTTGATCTTCACCATCAAACTCACCAAATCCAGTTTGCAATAGTCTTTTTTGCAGACCCTCTAAGAATGGGGGTAATCTTTGTATATTTTCTACAGTTTGAACAGCCATTATGCCCTCGCTTCCAATTGATCCATCATGTTATAGGCTCTTTGTATTCCCTTTCGTGAATTGCCATCACCTAATCCTTTTACAGCATCTTTTGTTAAAACAAACTCTCCAGCCATAAGCATTGCAGGAACATCATCTTTTGTGCCTGAACCCTCTGACGGGTCTATGCCACCTGTTCTTCTTGGAAATCCCATCTCTCCACCCTCTTTTGCAAAGGTAATCCCACCTAATCTACCACCAGGTCCACCTGTGCCAAAAGGTCTTCTCTCAAAGGATGTCCTTGTATCTTCATCCTCATCACCACCAGATAGCAGTTGTGCTAACAAACCTGCTGTTAAGCCTTCTCCCAATGGTGTGTTAAGCAAACGAGAAAATAAATTATCACCACCTACACCAGCAGATTTAAGTAACTCTGCACTAAATGTTCTTGGTTTAAATGATTCTGCTATCTTTTTAGTTGCTTGTTCTGTTGGAACAACTGCTGATCCTGATGCAGATTCACCAGTTCTTAAAAATTCACCACTTCCTCGACTACCAGTTGGTAAACCTTTCCGAACAATTGTTTCGTCTCCACCAGTAGGAACAGCCTGTTCGCCACCACCAAACTGATCAAAGGCAGCTCCACCAACACCAGCAATCAAAGCATTTCTAAGTGCATCCTTAGTTTTGCCACCCATGAGTTTAGATGTTAAAGCTCCTGTGACAGCTCTGCTAATAAAAGGGCTTGCACCAGTTCCAGCTATGGCAGTGCCTATGCCAGGTCCTAAAAATGCTCCAAGTGCTACAGGTGCTAAATTTTTTAATAATTTACCTAAACTCATATTGTTACCTTATCTTATTTAAACAAATTCGTCTATATACCTTTTAAATTCTTGACAACGCACTCGTTGTCACCCTTGTTTTAGATAACTCTTGAATACTAGCCACAACGTGCAATCTGTTTGCTGTTGCTGCTTGTATTTTTAAAATCTCACCACTTTGTAATATTAAATCTCTTGTGAGTAACTCTATGGTGGTGTTCGCTCCTACTGCTTTAACTTTGAATAATACAAACGTGTCACTGCCACTTACGAGTGTGACTGTTATTGTGTCAGCATTACCACTATCTTCGGCAACTAAAATTGAACTTACAACTGCTGCGTTAAAATCGGCATCACTAGGAACTGTAAACAAAGTTGTAAGATCCGTTGTGGTAAGATCTACCTTTGCATTTGTAATACCTTGAATATATTGTGGAATACTGGTTATAAGCATTAGCGTCTACCATCCTCCCTGACATCAACTCTTGGTGTTCCTAATTTATATTTTGTTCCTAGTGATGTAGAATCAATTCTTAAAGCAAAAGATCTTCCTCGTAAACGATAATCTAACTTTTGTGTAAATTGTTCAACTGGTGTAGTTGCAGATCTTTGTGTTGTATTCTCTGTAGTTTGATTAAAATTAGCACCAGGATTATTTCTTGATTTCATAGTAAATGATACATCAGGGTTAACGCTTGTAGATCCATTAAATGTTATATCAGGTATAACTTGCTTTAACGACACAAACTTATCACCATCTCCTATATCAATAGATGCAGATTCTATGAAGGATGTCATGGCAGATCCATCATCATCAAACCCAACTTCATGGTTGTAAAGATATTGATTACCTGTTGCTTGTGGTAAGTTTCTTATACCTCTATCTAACCATGCTTGTCTTGCTAAAGTGCCATAATACCAAACTTTTTCTAAATAATTATACGCAACATACTTATCTACAGTTGTTCCAGCAGAAGATGGATAGAACCATAATATTTCACTAAACTCTGAATTTAGCCCTACATGAACTTTATCACGCTCTTCAAAGTTAAAATCTAAAAATACCTTGTCTTTTACAGTGCATGGCAATTGTATTGTTTGACCACCAGAATAAACATAGAACGTATCTACACCCATCCAAAACACTGCATCTTCAACTGCTATAGCAGAAAAAGGACTCATTATAGTTATGTTCTTAGATAGTTCTTGCAAACCAAACGTAAATGGTGGACCTATAAACTTCATTGCGTGTAGTGTTTTGTTAGTGAAGACTAATATCTGTTGTTTTGTTTCAACAGCTTGTACGAAGGTAGATCCACCACCTAATCTTAAATCACCTGCTGTATTTGTAGCAGTTGGAAAAAAATCCACTGGGTTTTCTTGTGAAGAAAAACGTATTAACAAAGGATCTTGCACACCATTACCTTGTGTAGCAGAAGAATTTGCACCTAATCCATCACAACCAAAGACGATAACGTGTCGGTCTTGGTCTGATACAAGAACTTGTTTGGCAATTGTAGGAACACTTGTTTCTCCAGAATATGTACTTGTTGCACTAAGTTCAACAGCTCTAGTGCCTAGACCATTTGTTTTGTCCCAATAAAATATGCCACCATCTCTTGGATTAATTATTATATCTTCACCAAAATTATCATGTGACCACAATCTAATTTGAGCGCCAGGCACTGTCACACTCGATGCATTACCCCATCCTACAAAATCATTAGCAGAATCTGCATTACCAACTGCTAACCTCACAAGAGTATTATCTGCGTGTGTAGCTGCAGTTGTGCCACTATGTCCACGAGTTACAGTCATTGTATTATCATCAGAGGTTGCAGATACAAGCATAAGTTCGTTATCTACAAGGATTACATCATTTGCTGTATTCATTCCAGTTTCGTCATCTACATCAACATCAGTTTCGCTATCATCTAATGCTTCATTCAACTGTGTTGCCAAAGCACCAGATGTTGTACCACTCCACTGACCAGCACCCCAACCAGTTCCACCGACTGTTACATCTAATCCTACGTTTATCTGGTACGCACCTACAACACTACCACCACCATTACCAGTGTCAGATGAATTGGCAGCTACGCTTGATGTAATTGTGTAAGAATTAGAACTTATCAATGATACAATCTGAAACTCTGCGTTAAGTATTGTAGCAGTAATTGTACCACCTAAAGTCGCCGCACCAGAAAATGTTACAAAGTCTTTTTCATTAGCACCATGTGCTGGATCTGTAACAGTTATTGTTGTAGATCCATTGGTTGCAGAAAAAGTAACATCACCTGCACTTGTAGTGTTTCTGATTGGTGTTATGTCATTAAACGTCTGACCTTCTTCTATATAGTATTTTAGATGTGTGCCGATACCCATGAAGTCAGAACCATCAAGAGCTACCCAGTTATGTAATCTTCTAGCACTACCTAAATATTGATTAGGACTATACTTCTCCCAACCACCAAACTTTTCTGGAAAACCAAATCTAAATCTTACTTTATCACCATCAACAAAACCACCTTCGGCACTGTAAGATGTAATATCAGATATGATACCAGGTTTAAATTTTAAAGCTTTCATAGGCATTAGAACGCCCTCGCTGATAAAGTTCCAGTGTAAGCACTAGTATCAATACTACCAGTACCACTATTAACATTTGCTAAAGCAAAAGGCTGGCTACTTCCATTAGTGCCAGATATTGTCATGGTAATATTAAAAGAACCATCTGTCGAATTAGTTGATGTAGAAACTGCTGTTGCTCCAGCGTTGACAGTAACGCCATTAAAAGGATCTGAACCACTTAATACACAACTAATATCCAAGTTATTTGTAAAAGTAAAACGTCTGTCATTACCTGCTCTTACATATCTAAACCATAATCTTCTAGTACCACTCACACGCAAAAAATGATTGGTCGTACCTGAGTATCTATTATGACCAGTGACATTATTACTAACAAGACTACTATATATTCCTATACTTCCACTATAATTAGAATATTCATCCATACGCAATATACTTACTGTATTAGGTTCTATTGTGGCTATATACAATTTATATCCATTACTAGCTGGAGATGTGGTGCTACTTGTACTAGTGTCTCCAACAAATTGAGCAGCCGTTGTTCCATCAGTGATATTTATTCCATATTGGGTACTAGACCCACTTCCAAAAATAGTGGATGCGTTTGGTGTACTTCCTCCAAGAGTTGTTACACCACTAGAATCTATTGTTGATCCGTTGTAAGTAAAATTTCCAGTGTCTACATACTTTTCTACAGTTGTGTCTGTATCTACATTAACAACAACTACAGTTGAACTATCTGATGTAGAAAAAGTTGTTGTTCCAAGATGACCACTTGATGATTGAGTTGCAGTAGACGTTTTTAAAGTAGATTGCACATTACCACTACCTATTAATTCTAAGGTTGTATTAGAATTAGTTGTTAAGGGTGATCCTGATGAATTAGTTATGGTGTTACCATTTGTATCTAATATTATTTTTTTATGTGCAGAGTCATTATTTAAAGTTAAGTTACCGCTAATATTGTCAGTTAGTCTAAAAAATTGAATTGGCAACTTACTTTTATCAGTCCCAGCTTTGTCGTTTAATGTTCCTGCTGAATTTACTTCAGTAAAACCCAAACCAGATATTAAAGGTATTGACATTTATCACCTAAAACTTAACTGTTTCTGTAAAAGAAAAACCAGTGCCATTGAATATACCTATTCCTAATTCTGCACTAGAGCCTAAAGATATTCCGTTTGATGTTACAGCACCATTATTTGTCCAATCTATTGTCATACTGTTTGAGTTTGTTGTTTTATCAATCACAACATATTGACCCACGACTAAATTTGTAATGGCAACTCTTACTGTTTGACTACCACTAGATACTGTTAATGGTTGATATACTGAAGTTGCACCACTTGGTGTTACAGTTGTAGTGCCAGATACAGTTATTGCACTTTTTGCTTCTACTAAATTTTTATTGAAGTATGTAGAAAATGTCTGCACTTTTGTCTGTTTCATAGTGC